TACGTGGAGAAAATCCTAGATTATATAATTAAGCTTCTGCCAACTTCTGAAAATAAGATAGTGCATCATCTTCATCAGAATCTAGAGTAGTTGAAGTTGTTGTTGCTTCTTCTACTTGCCTAGTGGCAACAGTACGTGCATCATCTTCAGTAGCAACTTCCTCATCAAAACGGGGACGTTGAGGTGCTTTCTTATGTCCTAAAACATAATCAAGACGCTTCTTCAAATCATCATAAGACTTGAATTGATCAGGAGCAACTACTGCAGCAAGAGAATACTGCTTCTTCCACAATGCTTCTAGTGCATCATCATCTTCAAGTAAAGGTGATGGAGCATCGAACTCTGACTTATCATAGTTCCAGTAACCATCCTTCTTAACGATCTTCAACTTAAAGTTTGCACCTTGCCAGAAATCAAAAGGATTGATTGGAGTCTCATCTTCAAAGTTAGGTTGCATTGCTTCCATAATCTTATCAAAGATCTTCTTACCATACTTAAAGAGAAATACCTTCCCTTCATTAGCAGGATTAACTGGATCCTTAACAACATAAATGTTACTATAAAAACTTAACTTACGTTTCTGTTTACGGACTACATCCTTATCAGATTCATTACCACTGTTCCATAACTCACGGTTGTGATCAGAGACAGGATCTTTACCACCATTAGTAGTAAGACTGTTCTCAATATACCAACCACCAGGCCCTTGGAAAGCATGAGAGTATAACTTTGCCCAAGGAAACTCTTCCTTATCGGGAGCAGGTAAGAATCGGATAACGGCGTAACCGTTTCCTGTTTTATCTAATTCTGGTTTCCAGAGACGCTCATCTGCACCTCCACCAGCATTATTTGTTTTCTCTACTTCTTTAACTAACTTAGCGGTCAACGAACCAAGCGAAGACTGCTTCTTTAGATTTGCAAAAGACATTCGGATTACCTCAGATTAAATTGGATTTGGCTTTTGTGTGTACCTTGTTATTCTAAGACCCAACACCGTTAGTGTCAAGCTGTTGTCTCATTACCTTCATCATGTCAGACATTTGATTAAACATCAAATTAACATCAACATTTCTAGGGAGACCCATCATTACAGCAGACTTAAGAATCTCTTCTTTCATCTTCTTTGCATCAGGATCATCTGATAAACTCAATCGTGCGTACACAATCTTTTGTTTCTCAATGAGTTTTTCAAGAACATTAATATGATGAAGTTTATCAGAATCATTCATGTATTGAAACTTCATGACATTATCAAAAACTTCTTCTTGAAGTTCATGAATCTCTGCCATCTCTGCTCTAACTATATCGGAGTCAAAAAAACTCATTCACCACCCTCATTATCAACAACCTCAACAGTTCCAGTTTCAGTAGTCTCTTCAACTTTGCTTTCTTCAATTTGTTCTAGTACATCAACTGCACCAATAAGTTTAAGACGAGTAGCAGTTAGATTATCTAACTGTTTCTGTACTTCTTCTAATTGTGATTTTAAATTACCTAAAACTTCTTCATTACTAAGAGCTGCCATTGATTACTACCTCCTTTAGAATTTTTTTGTAACGTGGTACATTAATATTTAGGAAGGGTGTATATTTTTTCACCCTCCTACTGACGGTTTCCCACACAGGGTCTTTCAACTTCTTATCAAAGTCTTTTCCGTACTCAAATATTCTATCACATATTACCAAAGTTTCCAAGCTTGTAAACCCACCAAGATAACTTTTCAATATTGGAGGGTGTCCTTTACTACAATCAAACACATCATCTACCTTATTATTATCAAACAAACTATTAACTTCTTCCTTAAACACATAGGATAATGACTGTACTTTCTTCTGCCAATCCTGATACCTACCTTCTCCTTCCTTTATCATCTCTCCTATCCATAGTGACTCAGGATCAGGACAAGATGCAAAGTTAGCAATAAAAAATTCTTCTATCTCTTTATCATTCTTCTGTCTGGAAAACTTTTCAAACCAAAACCTATCCTTCCTTTTATAAAAAGCATTCAATGTTGCACGACTCTTACCACGATACTTAATATAATCATAATTATCCTTGGTGAAATGATTCTTCATCGCAAGGTAGCATTTATAACTATCAAAAGGCATCATCGTCTTCACATAATTCAAGTCCTTCTATAAATTCTATAGGAACTTCATGTTCTCCTATTCTATAGGTATGTCCTGTATCAGGCAAGTCCCCAAGATATTCAATATCAGCACATTTATTTTCTCTTATCCATGCTTGGAGACGATAATGCATCAATTCAGATTTAGTAGGCATTATTTAAAATACAAGTTTCGCTCGTGAAGTTCTCTTTAAAAAATTTAACTCCTGTGCTTCATACTTAATCTTTTCTTTTAATGGTTTGGATATAAGTTTAGGAACAGACTCAAGATCTATAGCATTAAGTTCACAAAAATAAACTATAGCATCAATGTAATTCATCTCAGTATTTACTAACACAAGAGACTCAATCTCTTCAGCAAATCTTGCAGGACAAAAAAACTTATCCTTCAATGCTTGTTCTAGTTCACTCTCCATTCTCTGCCCCAGTATTGTGAGATACAAATTCTTTTATATAACGTACTAGAAGTTTAATATAATCCCCTTTATTTCTTTTGTCAAATACTTTTACATCACCATCAGGAGTTACCATCAAGGTAATAAGTTTTTTAATAGGGATTCCAGTTAACTCGTAATATGCTGATGCATAAAACATTTCCTGAACAAAGTAGTTTTCAAGCCACTTCTCAGGTTTAATCTTAGTAGATGTTTTAAAATCTATTACCGCTAACTCACCTTCATACTCTGCAATGCAATCAACTCTACCCGCAAGACCAAGGTATTCTGAGTAAAGAGTTCTTTCTATAGCGTGTATGTTATTTATACGATCCAGATATGGTGTTACATGATGAAACATGAACTTAGTTAAGGGTTGATAGTCCTCCCAATTAAGTTCTTTATTCTCTAGGTATGCTTGTGCTGCCTCATGAAAATCAGTTCCACGAGCAGTTGCTTTCCTTGTTATCTTATTTGCTTCTTCTATGCCAACTCTTTTTCTCCAGTCAGCAAAGATCTGTCTATTATAAAAAGAAGTTACTGAAGTAATAGAAGGTACCCAATCCCCATTAGGAAGATTGTATAACCTCATCCCATTTGTTTCTTTCTTTTGTAATTCAAGATCACCTAGAAAATTATGATGAATAAAACTCATAAAGACAATTCCATTTTTGCAAGAAGATATTCCTTAACTAATCCAGAGCGAACAATATCTTCTACTCCAAATTCGATAAGGTCAACTGATGACATCAAGCGAAGAACTCTCATAAAATCTATGATACCATTCCTCTCGTTCTGTTTAACTAAGTCTGTTTGAGTTGCATCTCCACAAAACATAATCTTAGAACTAGCACCAACCCTTGTCATTATACTATCAAGTTCATGAAAATTCAAGTTCTGAAATTCATCAACTAAAATAATAGCCTTATCTAATGTGGTACCACGAATGAAAGATGTACTCCAGAAAGAGATAGTATCTTGTGCTCTCAAGTTACCATAAAGCATTTCAAAATCAGCATCAGTAGGCATCTGAAACATATACTTTACCATATTCTTATAAGGAATCTGATAAAGAGATGACTTGTCTTCATGATCACCAGGTAAAAACCCAATCTCCCTAGTAGCAACAAGTGATCTTACAATGTATATCTTTTCATATGGTGTACTCTGATCTAAGACATCACAAAGTGCATTATAAAGAGTGATAAATGTTTTACCAGTTCCTGCTGCACCATAAGCAACAAGATTCTTACCACTCTCATATGAATCAAAGAGAATTTTCTGATTATCAGTGAGGGGTTCTATGTCCCTCATCATATCAGCATTAATTGGTTTCTTCCTCTTCATCTGCTTTGCGGTGAGTCCTACACCGATTGGTTGCTCTGCTTTCTTTTTACGTGGCATACTTAGAAACTGTAATCACGATGTTTACGAACGTTAGCACCAGGTTGTTTAGATGCTCTGTCTAGGACTTCATTCCATCCACTGGATTTAGCTTCGCCAGTCCATCTAAACTCAGTTGACATACTAGCACATCCTGCTTGCCAATCTTTCTGCCAGTCAGGATTGTCTTTGCACCATTGATCATAAGCTTTCATGGTCATGGAGAGTTCTTTCTTCTCTTTAGATTCTTTATGTATAACAGGGTATGTTGGCATATGTTAATAATGTTTACGATTATTTATGAAACCCAGTCAAGAGCCTTAGCAACAGTAGGAAATTGTTCGCAAAATATAGAACGAACTCCTTCTGCTACATCCATATGCTCCTTCTGTGTTCCATGTGCAGAACGTAGATCAATATAATGCACCCATGATCTTACACTACCAGTCATATACAAACGTGTAGGTGTAGCAAGAGGTAATACAAATCTTGCACACTCCTTTGCTATACCCGCATCAAGCATCTCCTTATACAATTTCATTCCACTTTCAAAATGTCTTTGCATTTTAATCTCAAAATCTTGTTGTGTTAATGGATCAACATCATCAATACTATTCTGTCTATTCTTATCATCCTGACGACGTAGTGCAGGAAGAGGAATACTATCTCCTAACAAACTACTATCAGCATACCTTTGAGAGAACTCTTGATATGTAAATGATCTATGTCTTAATATCTGTGCTGCTAATCCCCTAGTAGTATTGATCTCCACTGTCATATGTGCCTGTTCAAATACAGACCAATGGCCATGCTGAATACAGTATCTTAATAGTCCAGCAAACTTTTCGTTGTCCTGATTCTTAGGGTTACTGACTCTGGCAACATATGCCATCGTCTTCTCTGCATCAGGAGTAACACTAACCAATTTAACCGTCATCATCTTCAAAGACCTCATCGTAATCCATTTCAGGTAATTGATTTAACTCTTGATAATTTTCATACCTATATGCATCAACATCAGAATATACTTCTGATTCCAATGCATCTACAAGGGATTTCATATTTCTAATAATGAGTTTTAATTTTTCTTTATCCATTTTGTTTCTCATTATTTAGAAAAGCGGATACTTAGAATCGAACTAAGGACTGGAGGTTGGAAACCTCTTATTTTACCACTAAACTACACCCGCATGTGGGAGGTTGGATTCCTGTATTACCAACAAGAGGAGGGCATTACTACAGTAAGTAAGTTTTCGCCTCTGCCTGAGACCCGACTGGTAAGTCGATTCGTACCCCTATGGGCAGCAGCACCACCTGTGTCTCATCACCTTATCCAGCTATATGCCAGAAAGATTATT